AAACCTGATGTTGCTGTAACAGGATTAAAGATTAGAAATGATGAAGATGCTAAAAATTTATTACAAAAAAGAGATTCTTATATAACTTGGTTAAATGAAGAATGGATATACAAAGAAATTAGACCTTATGTACATAGAGCTAATAAACTAGCTGGTTGGAATTTTGATATTGTTGATTCTGAACCTTGTCAATTTACAATATATAATGAAGGTCAGTATTATGGTTGGCATACAGATTCATCAGGTTGGTATTATGAAAAAGAAAAACAGAATGGTTTAATTAGAAAACTATCTGTAACAGTTTCTTTGTCAGACCCAGAAGATTATGAGGGTGGACTTTTAGAATTTGATACTAGAATACATGATGAACCAGATAGTAAACATTACATAGTACCATGTAAACAAATATTACCTAAAGGTTCAATTTGTGTTTTTCCAAGTTTTACTCATCATAGAGTTTCACCTGTCACAAAAGGAAAAAGACTTTCATTGGTACAATGGAATTTAGGACCAGAATGGAGATAAGATATTATGAATGATAATAATGAATTATATGAGCAATTTTTTGCAACACCTTTTTTTGCAACAGAAAAACCAGAATGGGTTGATAAGTTAAATGAAAATTCTCAACCATATATAGATGATGCTCATAATAATGCTGAAGAAAAGATACAAAAATTAGGTACTGATTTTGGTCATGTTTATCATTCAGTTAGTATGCAAGAAGACCCTAAATTAGCAGAGTTAGTTAATTGGGTTGGAAAGACTGGTTTTAATCTACTTGACACATGGGGAGTAGATATGACAAATCATGATGTTGCAATACATAGTATGTGGGTTCAAGAGTTTGCCAAAGATGGTGGGGGTCATCATAGAATACACATCCATGAAAATTGTCACATATCTGGTTTCTTTTTTTTAGAAAATGATAATAGTTCTTATCCTTTATTTCATGACCCAAGACCAGGTGCAGCTATGACTGCATTACCTGAAAAGGATATAGAAAAAGTTAGTTATTATAGTAAGTGTGTAAATTATCAACCAAAACCTGGCAGTATATATATGTTCCCATCTTACTTACCTCATGAGTATGTTATGTCTAGAGGTGGAAATTTTAAATTTATACATTGGAACTTAATGGCACTTCCTAGAGATATTGTAATGGCAGAGGGTTCAGTATGAGTTATAAAAAAAACAAATATAAAATTGTAAAAAATGCAATACCAATGGATGTTGCAAATTTTGTACATGATTATTTTCTAATGAAAAGAGAAGTTTTTTTAAGAATGAAAAAATCAAAATACATATCCAAGTATAATGATGATTGGGGTAAAATGGGTGATGAACAATGTCCACAATCATACAATCATTATTCAGATATAGCAATGGAAACTATCTTATCATTATTAACTGATAAGATGAATAAAGAAACAGGTCTTAAATTATCACCAACATATTCTTATGCTAGAATTTACAATAAAGGAGAATCACTAGAAAAACATACTGATAGATATTCTTGTGAAGTATCTACTACTTTATGTCTGGGTGGAGATGTGTGGCCTATCTGGTTAACAGATACTAAAGGAAAAGACATAGAAGTTAAATTAAATCCTAGTGATATGTTAGTATACTCTGGGTGTGAATTACCTCATTGGCGTGATAGATTTGAGGGTAGTCAATGTGTACAAGTCTTTCTACATTACAATGATACAACTAATTCAGAGTGGGAAAATAATAAATATGATAATAGACAACATTTAGGTCTACCTGTTTGGTTTAAAGGAAGAAAACTCTTATAAATAATAGAAACGATAATCTAAGGAAACGATTTTATGACAAGAGCAAGAGAAAATGCATCTGTTAAATTTGCAACAGCAGTACTAACAGCAGATACTACATTGGTATCAGGTAAATCCTATGCCGTTAATACAACAAGTGGGGCACTCACTATGACATTACCAGCTAGTGCTGATGCTGGAGATTACATACAGATTATAGATTATGCCGCAACAGCAGATACTAATGCAATAACAGTAGCTAGAAATTCACATAAAATTCAAGGAGCAACAGCTGACCTAACAGTAGGAACAGAAAGAGCTGCATTTGGATTAGTATATGTAGATGCTACTCAAGGTTGGTTACTTACAGAAAAATAAGGAGTGACCTATGGCAGATTATAAAGATGTTAAGTATAATGTAGATTATAGTGAAACATCAGGGGCCGGCGGATTAGTAAAAATAACATCAAACCATCAAGCAACAACTGATGGTGATGATGGTACAGCTACATTTGATTTTACTTCTGGTATTAATTCTACTTATGATGTTTACCTATTTGAACTAAATGGAATGATTCCTCATGGTACTGCCCAACTTGGAGTTCAAGCTGATGTAGGTACTGCGACAAGTTATGCACAAACAAATACATCTATGGTAAATACTTTCTATCATGCAGCTGCTGATAACTCGGTAGGACATGGTGGACATGGTGGCCCTACTGATAATGATACTGGTTTCTTTAAATTTGGCCCACCACAAAAAGGTAGTGGTTCAGATGATAATGAAGACAGAGGTGCTGTAGGTGGATACATGTATTTATTTAATCCCAGTTCAACAGTATTTGAAAAACACTTTATAATGAAAATGGGTGGTACAGCAAACTCTGGTGGTGCTCACTATACAGAATTGTATGAGGGTGCTGGTTATTTTCAACAAACTGCTGCAATAACTCGTATAAGATTTAAATATAGTTCAGGTAATATAGATGGTGGTAGAATTACCATGTATGGACTAGCAAAATAATGGCAAATTATAAAGACATAAAATATAATTTTAGTACAAGTTCTAATGCATCAGGTCTTGGTGGGGCATGGATACTTATTAAAACACAAACAGTTTCTAGTAGTGTTGCAGCTGTAGACTTTATTCATGGTACTAGTGATGTTGTTCTTGATAATACATATGAATCATATTTAATTAAATGGTGTAATGTACATCCAGCAAATCAAAAACCAGAATTTTTATTTCACCCAGGCGATGGCGACTTTACAGATACTAAACTTAGTGTACAATGGATTACAAGAATGACTTATGGCAATGGTAATGTTACAGTTGGAGTAGATGATACTAATGATTTAGCACAAGCAACAGGTGGACAACCTGTATGTGTAAATGTGGGTAATGGTAATGCAACCGATTCATGTTCTGGTAATATTTATATGCATGGTTGTGGAGAAACTGACCAGTGGAAAACTTATATATATGATACTATTACTGTTACACCAGATGAAATGGAAGGCTGTCATGGTGGCGGAAATATACAACAAACAGGAGCCATAGATAGATTTAGAATGGATTTTTCAGCTGGTAATATAGATGCTGGAAGTTTTTCTCTTTACGGATTAAGTGACGCATAATGGCTAGTTATAAAGAAATATCAAAAAACTTTTCTTGGGGTGCTGACTTTGCTGGTGGAGATTCTTTATCTAAAATATCTACAAATACAGCATCATCTGATTCAGTTGTTAATATTACTTCTGGTATAGATTCTACTTACAATGTTTATTATGTAGTGTATAATGCAATACATCCATCTGCAGGCTCTAAGTTAACATGTCAATTTACAACAAATGGTTCGGACTTTAATTTAGCATTGTGTACTGCTCAATGTAATGGTTCAAATACAGAGGGTGGAAGTGTAACTGATAATAATGCAGATGCAAGTGAAGACCAAAATGATGGTACAGCATATCAATCAATAGCATATGCAGATACTATTGAAACTAATGCCGAATCATGCTGTAATGGATTTCTTTGGTTATATGGACCATCGAATACAACATTCCATAAACATTTTTATAGTAGGTCGGTTGCTAAAGATGATGCACCAGGTGGCGCACAAACATGGACTACAGGACAAATTAAAACTGCATCAGCAGTTACAGGTATTTCATTTAAAATGAGTTCTGGTAACATAGATAGTGGTACATTTACATTATATGGATTAGGAAAATAGGAGAAAAATAATGCCAAGATATATATTAGAAAATGGAGTTAGGCGTCAAATGACAGATGCCGAAGAAGATGCAAGAGATGCTGAAGAACTTCTTTGGGCAAATGAATCTTTTGATAGAGCAATAGAAACTCTAAGAATAGATAGAAATAGAAGAATAGTTGAAACTGATTATTTAGCTTTGAGTGATGTCACAATGTCTGATGCTTGGAAAACATATAGACAAGCACTTAGAGATATAACTAGTGGTGTAGATACAGTAGAGAAAGCTGAAAATGTCACATGGCCTACAAAACCATCATAATAGTTTGTATAAATAAACATATATTCAATAGGATAAAAAATTATGACACGAAGTAGAGAAGTATCGAAAGGCGCAACTAGGGTAGAATTTGTATATACTGCTACGGCAGGACAAACATCTTTTAGTGGAAATGATGGTAATAGTAATTCACTAGCATATACTGCTGGACAAATAGATGTCTTCCTTAATGGTGTTAGATTAGCAGCTGCCGATTATACAGCAACCAATGGAACAGCTGTAGTTTTAGGAGTAGGTGCAGAAGTAGGAGATACTTTAAACATAAATGCATTTGGAACATTTAGTGTTGCAGATGTTATAGT